GAAATACGGCGGAGTGTTTAGGTCTGTATCCAGTGTAGACATTTAAAATACCTATTCTTATTAAGTAGTGATTATGAGCTTGAAGTTTTCAGTTTGATCGTCCGCTCTATTTGTATTATTTATAGTTTGTAAATAGAAAGGTTTCAAATTTTTATTATAAACATCTGGTGAACTTTTAATATCTATGGCCGTGACTGACAAACCGTTAGCGTGGGTGATATATTCACCATTAGAAAAAGTCTGATCACCAATGATATAGACTTGCGTTGAATTTGAATATGAAACAAATCCTCTTGACCCACTTGTATTACCCACAACCTCTACACCAACTGTGAAAACGTATGAAGGCGAAACATTCGCTTGCGTATGTTGGTCGAAAGCGTTTTGTTCATATATAGACCCTTCAGTTACAACGCCACTCACGGAGTTGACTGTGGCTGATTTAGGGTTCTTCACGATACCAATCTTGTTAAACACAACATTAGATGTCACGATATTTGCTGATTCTGTATTCTCAAAGGAGAAGTTGATCCCCAACCCCTTGACATCTAATTCAGAAACAGCATCAAACCCATGCCCACCCGCGGGTGGAACGATAGCATAAACATTAGCACCAGATCCATAAATACTATTAGATTGGATACTAACGTTGGCCCATGAAACATCAGATCCCGATTCTATCATAACAACACTATGGATAGAATTAGTTGATGTGTTCACTGTTGTGTAGGCTGAAGGGTCTACATCACCATCACTATTAAACAAAACCTTTGGGGATATTCTGTATAGGGAAACACCAGCAGTTATATTATCGGTGTTAGGTGAAGATGTCACAGATATCCATTTACCAACGCTATTAGAAGTGTATCCGGTAATATCCAACAACTGCGCTGTTGTGTCTACAGTGTTATAGATATAGACTGCATTGTTCACATAATACCCATTATCCCCAGAAGCATCAGATGCTATCTGTATCATCGTGCTATTTACCACAGAAGATATAACGCCTGTGTGGTGCGTGTCGTACCCAGAACCAGAGTTACTCAGCATAACGACATCAACGCCGCTATAGTTAGCAGCTGCCGCCGAGATGGTAGTATTAGTGTAAACAGGTATGTGGTTATTTGAAGAGAACTTATCGTGATTCTTACTGGAAATAGAAGTAATATATCTCCACTTATAAGAATCAGCAGTTTGAAAAGTAGTCTGTTGCGTCGGATCACCAACACTAGATGGGTTCACTGTTGATTTAGCGTTATTCGCATTATCTATGCATTTGTAGATATGATAGTTGCCACCTGTATCGCTCGGTGGTGATACTACATAAAAGTTTGCGTTAGCTAATAGGGTGTCGGAAGTGTTATCGTACATCTCATACGCTGTGTTAGAAACCCACGTATTTTCTTTAATGACAGGTGCAACATCAGAAAATTTAAGTTGCTTACCAAACATCATCAACCAATTATTGGTAAATGTGCTATCGTAATCATTATTCGAAACTTCTGGTACACTACCACCGTATGCTACTGGATTACCACCAAACGCATAATATTGAGAAGTATTAGACAGAATACTATTTGTAATTTCTTCTACAATAATTTTATTGTAGGTTGATAATATTTTTCCCATGGGATTATTTACCTATCGCTGTCCAATAAACATTCGTTGAAGTGGCATTAGCTGTTCTCACTTGCACCACAGAAGTATTTTGCCCCACAACCCCAGCTTGGTACGTAGCAACCGCGGTGTTACTTATTGCAGAAACATTATAGATCGCAGTACCGAAAGCCGACGTCAGGGTGGCGTCACCAACCGTACTATTAGCGGAAACCCAACCCCAGTTCATCTTAATGCCATTCGGCAAGAATGTATAACCGTTTGCAGCTGATGTAAATGATCCAAGCGTCAATCCTGTATTGGTTGAGACATTGGCTGAAGTGGTTGTTATGATAGTAGAGTTGGTCGTAGTGTTAACAGTGGAGTTACCAACTGAAATGCTAGTAGCTGTCAAAGCAGTTATTGTAGCACCCGTGGCGCCGACGGAAGAACTGTTGATTGTGGTATTAACAGTGGAGTTACCAACGTCAATTCCACCGACTGACACAGTAGTATCTACAGTACTATTAGCAATTTTGATTACTGATCTATCAACCGTAGTGGTTATGGTGGAGTTAGCAACAACTAACCCACCAGTATTAGAAACTACACTATTGACAGTGGAGTTACCAACTGTTACCGCTCCTGTCAAAGTATACGAAGAATAAACTTCATCGAAGTTATCGTTTACTTTATCCATAGCGTCTCTTAGCGGATCACCAGTGCCATCGTTGGCTACCGTTCCAATATTAATAGTTTGTTTGGCCAAAGTTTAAATCCTCTTTATATATAGAGCTTGTCTACAGTTAGTGTGTTGCTATCGCTCGTGAATGCGGTCTCCGATACTAATGTATACACTGTGTTGTTACCTGTAAAGAAATACTCATTATTTATAGTATTTATTTTAGATTCTTGAAGGTGATCTAGGTACTTACCGAACAGTTCGGAACCTGACACATGAAAACTGTTTAGTATTATGTCTTTATAATCTTTTAGTGTCTTCGCCACCTGGATCTCATACGAGTAATCTTGATAGTAGTGACTGTCTTGGATATATTTATCCGAGTTCAAGAAACTATCAGTAGAACCCCAGTACCCCTGAGCAACACCGAGCGCTTGCTTAGTTGATGTTCCGGAGATCCCAGTAGAAGTTGTATCAAATTCCTGCAAACTACAACTAATCAAAGCGCCAGCACCAGTTGTAGTTTTTACTCTAACAACAGGCGTAGATTCGTACCCTGAGCCAGTATTTGTTAATGTGACCGCAGTTATTGTTCCATTGCTGTCTGTAGTTGGAGTTCCAGAAGCGATAGTACCTGGCGAACCTCCCGAGAAAAAGACGCTATCTGTATTAGAATAACCTAAACCACCATTATCTATCACTATGTCGCTGGATACTATATTATACCTGTACGCTTGAACGATTTCCCCTTCGATATATCCCTTACCAGAATCTACCGCAACAGCTACAGAAGCTGTGTCTTCGCCAACGCTAGGCACACCTGATATTTCTTCATTCTCACCATGTATGTCTCCAGAAACGTTATACATCGGTGCCTCGTATGATGCGAACTGAGACGGTAGTGTAGTTGGTGCTGCTTTATATATTGCGGATCCAGTTGAGTTGTTTAACGGCGGTGCATAAAGGGTTATCTCTGATGAAGAAACCACTTCCCTAATCAATGCATATTCACCCGTGGTGCTTACTCCTGAATCTGCTTGTATGTATATAACATCACCATTAGCGTAAATATCATCGAAAATTGTAGAAGTGCCCGTTATGGTATTTGATGAAGTCGTGTATACGAGCGTGCCAGTTAATGGGTCTTCTCCCAAAATAACATTCCTAACGACAACCTGTAATGCTTGATCATATCCAGATCCCACCACTGTGTCGGTTAGTTCGTAGATTGAACCAAAATTCTCAGTGTTATATGTGAATGCTGTTCCCAGGGTTGAAGTTTGATTGGCGCTAACAGCTGCTGGCATACCATACGAAGTGGCATTAATAACAACATTACTGTAATCGCAAATCAAGTCCGTGTTGTATGTTAATGGCGCGATGCTGGACAAAGAAACACCACCGACGAAGCGCCGCCATTAGCTGAATTGATGTTATTAATAAAGATCTCAGCGTTGGTGGAAAATCCCACACCACCATCGACTATAGAAAAATTAACCTGGCCCGATTTAGCTTCAACACCAGAAATACGCAGCAATGCATTTTTACCAAAAGAAACCACATCATTATTTGCTGGGTCTCTATGTGTAACCTTTAGAACGTCTCCGATTTCAAACTCGGGCGCGGATGATGTGATATTAAGGGAAGATAAAGAACCTTTGATCACTGGGGCTGCACTTACAGCTACTGCATTGGCTTGCTGGCTTTTATCAATAACTTTCTCACCGATAATGAATCCGTTGTCGGAAAGAACTATATTACTGAGGTATATTGTTTGGATTAAATTTTTATTATAGTATTCTCTAATCAAGCTCTCAACAACTGCAGTAGAGCCTGACGAAAGACCAATGATAGTTTTACCTTGTATTTCATTTAGCTGATCACTATTTGTAATTTCTAAATATCTCTGAGACACCCATTTGCCGTCTGACACCCTCAACATGTCATTACTTGGGAGGTATATTTCTATATCTTCGTCGTATAACATTTTAAACAGCAATCTAAACGATTGCGTTGATCCCTTAGACCTATAGATATCGAGAATATGTTTTAATAGAAATCTCTTATTAGAGATTGTCTCGAATGGGATACCATGAAGATATTTCTGTGTGAAATGGACAAGAAAATCAGATAGAGTATCGTCAACGTCACCATACTCATACAATCTCCTACTGTGGTAAATAGGTTGACCGCTAGATTCCATCCATTCATAATACGCCTTCATGAATAGTGGCAGATCAGATCCTTCTTCATCATAGAATTGAGGAAACTGACTTTCTACAAAATTAGATATATATTTTTGAACTTTGTTATCCATTTTATATTCTAGTTTCTGTTACAGTTATTGAAACGTCTGCAGGGTCTATCACAAGAATTTTATTCTGGGAAGCCCGTATATCACCACCTAATATTCTACAGTAAAGAGATATATAATCAGTGTACGATGAAACATTTAGATCATTTATAGTTATACGACCAGTAGTGTAGTCTACAGTCCCTATATCATCAATTTTAATCACATCTGAGCCGCTGTTATAATAAACACCAAGCACACCATCATCGTCTTCAATGAAAGCTAGTTGATATGAACCACCAGCCTTTGAAGTGTACGTGAAGAATGAAGACAACACTGTTGCATGACTAGAAATCAAATCGAAATCAGAACTATGGGAGGAGCTGTGTAATTCACTCGTAATGAATCGTGTTTGATCGTAATCAAACGCATTTCCTATTTGTATATCGAATGTTGTATTAACATTTAGCGGCGGAGCAATTCTCTTAATTGCCCTATTAATGGTGAAATTACTTGTCACGCTACTATCAGCTGCATCTATATCACAAACCAACTTACTCATTCTAAGGTCTTTGCCAAATTTCTCTAGATTGGAATTAGTGAACGCGCTGATCTTAGAACTAATCAAGGAAGCAATATCTGCATGGCTCTTATCAGTCACCTTGATATCATACTCAGCAGCGACCTTCAGGGAGCAATAAATGTATTCTGGGTCTGTTAACACAACTCTATTAGGTAGAGCAATATAATCCTCAAGATATTTCTTAACATCAGTTTTGATATAATCCGGGACAATCTCGCCATAAATAGGGTTCAACGCAATGGCGACGCGACCGTATAGCTTAGTTTCTAATTCTTGACCACCATAAACATTGACATCATCAATAGTATCACTAAACTCAGCCAACACCAATGAAGAGTAGTCATCATTTGTCACTGCTCTTTGCTGGGTGGCAAAATATCTAGGAGCTGCGAACCTAATAGACTCGGCATCTTCTTGTGCGGACCCACCACCTGAATTTTGATTAACGGTGAGTTGGTAGCTTGAAACCACCCCAGAGTTGGTTGGACCAAGGTCGTCTAATAACGTGAAGATATTAATTCCGTCAGCATCCGCCCCTGTCGACACCCTATAGTTAATCAGTACTGTCGATCCATTAGTTGGCTTCTTACCAAATGTCCCATCACCAAATACAATCTCATATAAGTTATTTTGGGAGGCTTGGACAAAGAACACCTCGGAGTCAGAACCTAATCCAAATAGAGTTTCTTTTTTAGTATATTCTGTGTTCGAAGCGCCATTATTTTCTATAAGGTGTACTGTGATACTTGAAGTGTCAACATCAACCGTATTGATGAGAAATTGTTGTCTTTCAATATCACCGTCAACAACATATGTATCTGATAAATAATCACCTTCTTTAATAGTAAGGTCGCTCAATGTGTATGTTGTGTTTCCAGAAGTAATCGACTGAGCTTCATTGGTAGTATAAACAAAAACACCATTTGAGTTAGTGCCTGAAAATCTTGTCCCCTTTGGTACACTCATTGCACCAGTTATACCTGATGTTTCCATAGTTAATGTCACATTAGCAGAAGAAGAAGTAGCACTTCGTGGGATGTAGTTGAGTTCTTTCGCATGCGATACAATAGAATCGTATTGTTGCGCGGAATCAAGGAACATCTCTGAAGCGGCCATATTCAAATAGAAAGAATTTAAATATGAGTTATATGACATAACATCAAGTAAAGTATTGATGTTGGAACCTTCATAATCAAAATCTTTAAAGACCGATTGTGTTTTTAGAAATTCCTTAAAATTTGTTTTTAGCGTATCGAAATCAATCGAACTTAGTGTTAAAGAACTATTTGCCATTTATCGGACTCTTCTTAAAATATGATTGAATACTTTTGGTTCAGGGGTATTGATAGTGCTGTAAAAAACACTAATATTAACTTCATTATTATCTTGACTGGAGTCCACCCGCACATCCTCCAAATACACCCTTGGTTCATTTATATCGATAGTTGATCTTATATAGTGTTCCGCAGTCGAGGCAACAAACCCAGCGTCGTTTTCAAATAACATTGCTCTGATATTAGATCCAATCTGGGGTTGGAATAATCTCTCACCGACATCAGTCATCATTAAGTTTTTTAATGATTGTTCAATGGAGCGATCATTCACCACCCTAGCCAATTGATCACCAACTGGAGTCTTAGCGAACGAGCTCATGAAATCAGAATAGTACTCTGTTTTTTTCTTCCCCGATGTTAAGAACTGCGCTCTTGTTATTCTAGCCATTTACTTTAATCTCCGTATGAGTACACGTCAGGTGAACCACCACTGGTGGCGGGATTACAGTGATTACCGCCAGGTATAGGACAAAGACCATCAGGCGAAGCGCTATCAGGAGCATTCACTATAACGTTTGCGCCTTCTACGAAAACAGTACTACCTGAATTTACCAAATTACCACCACCATGACTATTTGGATCGCCTGCAACCGCCCAGAGTTCACCATTTACATATACAGTCGATTGGTTACTGACTATTGTGGTGGCTCCACATGTCCTGATATCTGAATTTCTATGTGCTACTGGCATAGTTTTTTTATTATTACTCTTATTTTCTTATATTTAGTTGAGGTCTATACGCGTTGCATCAATATCGATAGCGGAATCTGTTATGACTATAGTAGAACTACCTACTTTAATAGTTATCTTCGTAGCGCTTTCGATCAATAAATCGCTTTCTGAATAGATTGCTGTCTTGCCATTAACGTGCTGATCGAAATTACCGCCTTGTACGTTAACGCCATATTCATCTCCGACGATAACCAACTTACTACCATTATTGGATTCTACATTATCGCCTTCGACAGTTTGGTTTTTATCACCCTTCACTGTGTCCGTTGAATCACCATTTTTAATGTCATATGTTGGCGCTTCGGAAGCACCAAATGTTGTCACAACACGTGATTCCCTAACAGCCGTAATCTCTTGACCCTTCACGGCAACAAACTTATTACCGATGATGTCAGTACCAGAATCACCCGCCACGGAAGTCTTATCTGTGGCGTTTACTGTTTTATCGTTATGTCCGTAAACAGTCTGTGATGCACCACCTTGGATGAAATCCCTAGAATGATGTTTGAAAGAAATACTCAAACCCCTGTGATCATCTTCCGGATACGAACCCTTAGAACTATACTCCCCAGAAGCATCATAAAATTCATCGAAGCTAGTTTTCTTATAGTCCTCGGGATTCATATGGGATATCTTGAAATTGATACCATCGCTCTCGGTGTAGATATACCGAACATCAAGTTCGTCCTGTACAGAACTTAAAACTTCTGGTAACTTTTTATTATCATGTCCTGGTTTTATAGCCATATTATTTAAGTTCCACTAAATGTATTTGTAAGTAATTGTGATATTTTAGCAGCCTTTGCCACCTTATCCTCATGACTCGTCATAAGCGCTGACATCTTACTACTATCCAAAACCTGCCCACTACGTGCCATCTGTTGAGAAGATTGCGCGCTTGATCTAGCGCCAGCAGCACCCATCAGTATTTGCATCAAAGAAGAAACATTGAGTCCACTTGAGTTCTTACCTAGCGTCTTTTCTTTATTTTTAGTATTGACATCAGAATCAATGGAAGCCAATATATCATTAAAAACAGAAATCGTCATAGACTCTAGAACAACATAAGGGTCTAAAGCCAAAACTGCTTTTTCAACAGCAAGGGACAATATTTCCTCATCGATTGATTCATAATATCTCTCGCCCAAGACCCTAGCTATGAATACGTACTCACTCCCATCACTAGAAATCCATTTTGTATAACCTGGGTTCGGGTCTTCGTCATAACTATAATATACTTGAGTGTATAAGTCTGGTATAGTGGTGTCTAACCCAACAGGTGGATCACCAATCTGCAGAACAGTCTTATATGTTATAGTTGGTATAACGCTTGAACCATAAGTTTCGTAATCGTTTTGGATAGATTTGTATGATTCTGTGACAACATCTTGGTATAACTCTGTGACATTTAATATATTCTCCGAGATTGAAGACAATATAATATCTAATTTCTCGTATGTTCTAGAGTTTGATAACACAACATAAGCCTCGGAAAGCGCCAAGGTCATTATTCTTTTTCTGGACGATTCAGAATCACCACTCACCAACGAACTCACAGAAGCCATAGATGGATACATTTTAGGCAAGAAACCCGCGCCTTGCCCAGCCTTAGACATAGCTCCAGGTAAAGTCTTTACCGATGGATCAACTGATGATGTTGTTTCTTTGTTGGCGAGTTCTGCATCAGCCTGTTGTCTGGGCACGGTTGTGGTTGCATCAGCACCTAGTGGGTTCTCAGGGTCATTCGCCTTATTAAATATCTTTGCGTAATCAGGCTTTTTAATGAGTTTTTTTGGATCGGTAACGATCCAAGTTTCTGTTAAAAGAACATTTTCTTTATGTTGTTGAACAAGGTATTCGCCCGGCGACAGTCCATTGCTTGCCATATCAATTACACCTTCAAATCTGGGTTGTCTATAGTGTCGCCATCAGCGCCAGTGTTATGATCCCTATCTTGGATACCTTTTTCTTTAGCGCCATAGGCTCTCGGCAAAGTCCCCATAATGATAGGAGATTGTTTGTCATGGTCTTCTGGCATGTACATCAAAAGAACACGAGCTCCAACAACTAACGCTTTCGGTTTGATGCCAATACCACCACTAGAAGAAGATGTGATTGGCGTCATTGGATGCGCCCAACACAAGCTTTCATCGGGTACAGCTTGTTCATCATTTTCCCTGTTATATCTCCTGACTTTACAACGTCCGGAGCCTGATGGATCTCTATTGTCGCGTACTTCGCCTATTTCAATCATGCGCTCTTACCCTTACTTTCCTCGAATCCACCCTTTACCACTGTAAGCTCCATAATGTAGTTGGGTGATGAACCAGGAGNGCCAATCTTATGTTTTATACCAACCACAACCACATCACCATTGAACTGTCTCTCGCCGCCTGTTTTGTCTTCATCCNCCCCAGCNGGCATCTCTAATGTTATAGTATCNCCCAAAGAAATGTCTGGGTTCCCATAAGTTTTAANAGTTCCTTGGTTTTGCGTTAAGTGTGATAAATATCTAGTTCTCTGTTCTTTGGAAATGGTTGAATTATGGGATTTCGAATTATTGATAGTGTCCTCAGANGAAGNTACTGAATATTTGCTTTTGCTATCCCTTTTATCACNATAGAGTTTTTTACCCTTAACCGTACCAACTTCCGAGCTACTTGGTTTTCTATCGACCACAGTGTGGGTTGATAGATTAAACGACTCAGCAGCTGCTGCTTCTCTAATTCTATTACTGCTATCGAATAGTCTATCAACATTAGCCGCCAATATAACATTACGCTTCTCATCATCAGTCGCGCCAGTGTAATTGACATTCGAATATTTTAATGTAACTTTGGGAGATCTCTTCATTATTTCTTCCCAATTAGTTATCTGAAGTTCTTGTTTCCCGTCTTTTTGTGTCTGGAACACTGCGGCTGGAGAGTGTGGTGCATCGGGGAATGTCATGTCTCGCATCAACGCTCTAGTGACGCCCGATGTTGGGATGGATGCGTATGTCTTATCCCTCTTTTCGGCTTCAGACAGAACATTTATTTTCTTTTTTGTTTTGGTGTAATCTTCGTATGTCTTCTTAAGAATCTCAGTCGTTGGTTTATCACTGTGTGCCGAAGTTACTGTTCGGTCATCTTTACTGAGATACTCAGGACTGACACACCTAATAGAATAATTTTTAGATCTTTTAGAATCCGCGGCAATTGTTTGACCGACCCCGCTATGTTGTCTGAACTCAAAAGCAGAAATTTTATTATTTTCTGTGTCTTTAAACTTAACCTTCACAACGTCCTGAAAAGAACCCGTCACCTCATTTTCTTTAGCGCCGTCGACAGCATCTAATAATTTTATCTCACAAGAAGGTCCGAATGGTTTGAGAATATCCTCGATTATAGTCACACCAATGTAAATAGGTGTGTCATCTGCAAGCAAATTCATGTCACCAATCTTGAGGTCTTCGAATGATATATCACCAATAGCCATCAATTACTCCTCCAATAGATCTCTTAGGTTTATCACAGCCTGAGCCGATTCATCAGAATCCATAACCCTAATCGAGCGGTTATATTCATTCTGTTCGTACTCATGATCGTAGTATGTTATCGGTTTCCAGTAAACAAACTCACCATCGTCTATATTAGAATAAATAGTAGTTGCTTCCGTCACGGCTGTATTAACTTGACTTTCATTACCATATATGTATCCACTACTGATGGTCAATGTGTCTGTTTCTTGGAAATCACCAGTAACGTGTTGTACATATACATGCGTATTTGTAGACATAGTCACTTGACCTTTACCGACCGCTGAGCTATTCAGGTATATATCGCATATTTCGTCTTTAGTGAAGCTAGTATTAGCAACAGTGTAAGAAATAACTTTATTAGTGCTAGTCGCCCAATCAACTTCCTTTCGGGAATATGACATGACACTATTGGTATCACTGTAGTTAGGTTGCCAGTATTTTCTCATTCCTATTGAAAGTGCATTATAAGCACTCACAGAAATATCTTCTTGTGATTCCCAGTTATTACGGTAATAATACGTTTTTGATTTAGAATCATATACCGAACTATATTTCTTCTCAAGAAGACCATCAAGCTCTTCTTCTGAAAGATACCATTCGTAATATGGATCGTTTATTTTATTACTGAGATACAACAACCAACTTTTATGGGGATCGTCGTAATATCTATTACTAAACTGATCTGGCCTTTCGTTAGAGTTTATATCATATGGATGGAATGTGTATGGATCACGGGACACTCTATCGCTTATAGTCACACGCCGTGTTATATCCACAACTTGGTTATTAGCGAATGTGACAATAGGGAATTTATCAAAATACTTATCAGTAGCCATTACCGACCTCTGCCTCCTTGAGAGTAATCATGTCTCCACCATAGTTCAATTTCTTGACATTGCATAGTTAGGGAAACAAGGGTTGGCGCGCCAGTTTGTTCGAAGAAAGAAGGCGCTGGTGAAGCCACATTCTCGACACTTATAGCTTGGACGGCCATTGTTTTAAATTTCATATGATTATTTAGATCTCTAGGGTGCATCTTCATCTCCATGACATATGGATAATCCATTGTCATTCTATTTTGAGATAATTCCGGTGCAGTAAACATTTTAAAGTCATTGACCATCCGCGAAAGCGTGTCTGATTCTTTTTCGGTTCTTGGTGCTAATAGCCATGTGAACTGGTGTTGTTTGAGTGTTGGACCTTGAAAATGTAGGAATAAGCCTGGATTGATAGCTTTACCTGTCACCGCGCCAATTAATGGCCCAAGTCCCGTCACCGCTAAAGCCGTAGAGGTCGCTAACTCCGGCAACGCTCCTGCTGCCTTGTCCCACATTTCTGTGGCAGACATGCCCATTGCGTTAACTAGTGTAGCCAGAGCCGCCGTTGTCCCGAGACCACCCAAAACACTAGTAGGCGCTAATCCCGCTAAAGCCTCGCGAACTGTAGACTCAGACCAGTTCAAGACAGTTGTATCGTTGACGCTTAATGGGATAGGTAGAATATACGCAGCTGTTGAACTTAGTGTTTGTGAAGACCCACCACCAAGTGTTTCCATTAAACTACGGAATCCTCCGCCGAACGCAGTGCCGAGATTACTAATTAATCCCGAAGGTAGTTTATTCCTATAATCATGGAATACGATTGATGTGTAGTATTCCCTACCGCTAGCTAAAAGGTCGTTAGGCATACTCATACTGTTAACGGCTGGACCACTTCCTGGACTCGGGAAGTTTACGCGGTTTCTAAAGCTCATTTCTAACCCTTGTATAAATATATTATGACAGACTGTAATATTCATTCTTATTTATATAGAAGGTAATATGCCAAGATACCAAGGATTCTTCAAACCAAAAAACCCAAGTAAATATAAAGGTGATCCAACAAACATCGTTTATAGATCAGGTTGGGAATTGAAGCTTATGCTTTATCTGGATCAAAGAAAAAACGTTATCCAGTGGTCGTCCGAGGAGTTGATAATCCCATACATATCCCCTATTGACAATAAAATACATAGATATTTTCCTGATTTTGTTGTTACTAAAATGGACAAACAAAATCAAAAAGAAACTGTTGTGATCGAAGTAAAGCCTGCTAAACAGTGCATTGCACCAAAGAAACAAAAAGAAATATCTAGGAAGTATATTACTGAGGTGAAAAACTGGGGTATAAATGAAGCTAAGTGGAAAGCGGCCACAGAGTTTTGTATGGACAGAGGCTGGGAGTTTAAGATTTTCACTGAGAAAGAGCTAGGTATTAAATAATTATGGAAGACAACGATACATTTACACAGAAACTGAATGAATCTAGATCATCATTAGCCAACTCCGCAAAGGAAGCCATGAAGTGGATTGGTGATAAGATTAAAGGGATGGCGAAGCCACCAGCTCGTATGTTTAAGAAAGCGAGCACACCAACCATAGGAGAGATGTATTTATTCCACTATGACGCGAAACACAAGGCCACTCTTCCAATGTGGGACGCTCACCCTTTGGTGTTTCCTATAGAGTTCTACTCGGATGGTTTCTTGGGTCTGAATCTCCACTATTTACCTCCAGCAGCTCGCGCTAAACTATTAGACAATTTAACTAAGTTGGTTGGGAATACTAAATACAACGATAACAAAAAGCTAACAATTTCGTATCAGGTATTGAAGGCTCACAGTCGACAATTTTCTGGTTATGGTGATTGCGTTAAGAGATATTTGTACGGTCACATTAGATCACCTTTCCATAAGGTCGATTCAACGGACTGGTCAAAAACAATAATGCTACCACTCGCAAGCTGGCAGCATAAAAGGTAAGTCTAGGTCCATATATGTCTTTCAATATAAAGAACTTTAAATCTAATATTGTAGCCGATGGTTATCTAAAAAATAACTATTTTGAGGTTTGGGTGCAACCACCAAGCTTTATGCAAAACTCCACGATCTCCAACGTAAGCGGGGAACGTGGTGTCAACACATCATTCTCAGATATGTTACGGTACAGAATTGAGCAAGTAAGAGTCCCTGGTATATCATTAACGTCTAACGATATGCGGGTGTATGGTATCGGGCCAACACAAAAAATGCCATACGCCGCTCAGATTATGGACACAACCTTCTCTATTCTTGTTGATAGAAAAACAGATATTTGGGATTTCTGGTATAACTGGATTAATCGCATCTTTAATGTTAATGGGGTAGATGCTAGCGGGAATAGGCAACCAACATATACAACAAGCTACAAAGAAGATTACACTACAACCATGGTGATAGTAATCTATGACAATACTGGTAAAGTGGTCAGAAAAATCAACCTGTTAGAAGCATTCCCATCCGCCTTGGATGATGTTCCATTAGCTTGGAATGACACTCAAGGTCTCATTAGATTAGGCGTTGCAATAACATTTACATCTTATACAACTGAAGAAGGTGATCAACTGAATAATAACACCAACTCTTCAGTTCAGATAACGTTCTAGTTCTATTCTAATACACCCTTCGGGTGGTGACCTTCGGTCACTGGTATTCTTATTGTTTATTGTCTTATCCTTAAGAAGCAGTAAAAGCATTAAAGTATATTCTTAGGCGACAACCTATTATACCGTTGTTCGTGGATTAAGTCAAGTAAATAATGACAAAAAAGTGAAAAAAAGTTAAATTAATTTAATTTGCTTATTATTACAATTAAGTGTTGACTTTTTATCAAAACAATAGTATTATACTAATATAAATTGATAAAGATAAAAAGGAATACCTGAAAATGGCACACGAACTTGAAATGAATGGCGATGAAGCTTCCATGGCGTATGCTGGTGATTTGCCTTGGCACGGTTTAGGCACCAAAGTACCACACGACTTATCAACTGACCAAATGCTTAAAGTTGCTGGTCTTGACTGGGAAGTGGAAAAGATCCCAGCGTATGTTGATATCAAAGGCGTCCCGACTCAAATCGGTAAATCTGCTTTGGTCCGCTCGAGCGATAACAAAATCCTAGACACTGTGACAGACGATTGGAATCCAGTGCAAAACCAAGAAGCATTTGATTTCTTCAATGAATATGTGCAAATGGGTGATATGGAAATGAATACAGCTGGTTCGCTCAAAGGCGGACAGATTATNTGGGGATTAGCCAAAGTGAAGGATTCCTTCGAATTGTTCAAAGGCGATCAGATTGATTCGTATCTTCTATTCACAAACTTCCATAAATACGGTTTTTCTACAGACGTAAGGTTCACACCAATTCGCGTTGTTTGTAACAATACACTGACGCTTTCACTGAGTGGAAATGTAGATCGTATGGCTAAGGTCTCGCATCGTCGGGTGTTTGACCCTTCTCATGTTAAAGAAATGCTTGGTGTCGCCACTGATAAACTTTCACAATACAAAGAAATGGCTGCATTCCTTGGTGGTAAACAGGCTAAGAATGAAGATGTTGTAACTTACTTTAATCGTATCTTCCCTGTAACTGGAGTTGTTAAAAAAGACGATAACAAGAGAAAGAAAGTTTCTAAGAATGCTCAGCTGGCTATGGATATTCTCCACACACAACCTGGCGCTGAATACGCTTCTGGATCTTGGTGGCAGCCATTCAACGCTGTGACTTACTTAACAGACCATCTTGCAGGTCGCTCGGTGGATAGCCGCCTGACATCAGCTTGGTATGGTCAAAATAAAACATTGAAAACAAAAGCTCTCAATACTGCACTCGAGATGGCTGGATAAGGATAACATTATGGCTCGTCGTAAAGAAAACGCTAAAGCGCGAATGTCTAAGAAACAAGAATTTATTATCAACTCCAAGCATCTTGGCGACGAGCCTATTCTTAAAGAAGGATACACCAGTTGCGAGATGACAGTTGCACTCAACTGGTGTAACTACATGTATTCGGTTAATGACGCCAGGAAGTTTATCGAAGAATACCTTAAATCTTCAGACCGTAAAGAGGATTTAGTTCAATTTAATAGGGTCAATGATTCTAATGTAACCCGTTCCGTTGCTTGGGTCGCTAGGTTAATAAACAATGGCAGTGAAGTGTCTGACCGATCTATTGAATATTTCGAAGAACTTCTGGGAAAAATACTAAGTTCTGCGGAGAAACCAAAGAAAGTTGTAGTTGATAACATTAAAGAAACTAAAAAAGTTATTTCTATCCAAGAAAGAATGGCTATCAAATCCGGCGAGCTCATCGCTGAGATTGAAGAGTTGGTAGACCACTGGCAATCAAAAACTGATTTTTCTTTTTATGAGTGGTTAGTGGAAAGGAATATCCCCGCGGCTTACGGGGCGTCTATCATCAACTATTATGGTCCAATTTTAATGGAGTTAGTCGAGGCCAAAGAAGGCGAGTGCGACCAGCTGAATGAAGCTTATTCTTACCTGAAGAAAAAAGAATTGACCAGTTTAGTTAGATTTATTGCAATGATTGTTGATGATACAGAGAAGTATTCTACTAACGTCAAGAAAACCAGAAAACCGAGCAAACCAAGAAAGGTGTCTGTTGAGAAAAAACTAAAGAATCTTAAATATAAAAAAGAAGACAAGGAGTATAAGATAGCTTCTATTAATCCAGAAAAGATGTTAGGTTCTCAAGAAGTTTGGATGTTTAACACGAAATATAAAACTATCACTGTTATTCGTGCTATGAATCATGATGGTATTCAAGTCAAAGGTACAAGCCTAATTAATTATGATGTTGAAAGTTCCCAGACTAAGAGAACTGGTAGAAAAGCAGAACACTTTATCAGTAGAGCGCTGAATGGTGGTAAGGTAGTGCTCCGGAAGCTCATGGATGAGATGGATAAAGAAACAAACCTAGCTTATAGACTCAACGAGAATACTATTATTCTTCGGGTGTGTTAGTGGGGTTTGTGGATAATTACTCGCTATTTATATTATTACCATATAAATATAATAATCCCCGCTTCGAAGGGGTAATACTACAAAGGTAAATATGACCTATGACACAATTGATTGATCCAGAAAAATTCACTAACGTCACAAATCTTCTTCGTTCTTTTTTTGCAAAAAAAGGGTTTCAAGAAGTTCACACTCAAAATCGTCTTAGCATTCTAGCTGCCTGCGAAGACCCATTC